GAGCAAATAAGAGTTGCGATAGAGAAATCAAGTAAACTTTCTCGTTGCTTTGTAGAATTAAGCACCGATTTAATGAAATATGGAGATTAGAATAAAATGAAGCCAGAGGGTTTCGAGTTATACGAAGTAATGGATAAAGAAACATATCTTTCTACCATGCAATACGGAGAGAGAAGGTGGCAATGGTTTGATGATAGGGCTTTAATTTCCTTGCAAGATATTAGAAGTTGGGCTGGTAAGACCCTTGTAAACAATTGGTATTGGGGCGGCAATAATCAGTGGGGTGGGTTGAGACCGTTTGATTGCCCTATTGGTGCTTTATATAGTCAGCACAAATTTGGAAGAGCTTTTGATGCTAAGTTCGCAGATAAGACAGCAGATGAAGCAAGGCACTATATTCGTTCTAACAAGACTAAATTCCCATACATAACTTGTTTAGAAGAAGGTGTGGGTTGGTGCCATCTAGACACGAGAAATTACGACGGTCTGTTAATTATACACGGAGGATAAATCAAAATGAGTTTTGACCCAATTACAGCAGGGCTGCAAGTAGCAGGCAAAGTACTGGATAAAATATTTCCAGACCCTATTGAAAGAGAAAAAGCTAAGCTTCAGATGGCTAAACTCAATCAAGAAGGTGCGCTCAAAGAAGTAGAAGTACAGATGAGTGCGATAGTTGCAGAGGCTAAATCAACAGACCCTTGGACTTCAAGGGCAAGGCCTTCGTTTTTATATGTTATGTATGCACTGATACTTGCTTCTATCCCAATGGGAATTTTATCTGCTTTTAATCCAGGGGCGGCTACTCAAATAGCTACCGGAATGAAAGCATGGCTAGGAAGTGTCCCTGATGCTCTCTGGGCAACTTTTGGGATAGGGTATAGCGGTTACACAGTAGCAAGATCAGCTTGGGATAAAAAGGCTAAATAATAAAGGCAAACTTTTATGAGTGATACAATATACATAATAGACACTACAAGCGATACCAGCTATTATACCGAAGTAAGAACATTGCTTGGTATAACTTCCCATGATTTAACAGATACAGAATTGAAATCTGATATTATCCTCGGTGTGGCTGAACGTATGATTTGTGGCACAACCGTTCCGAACTGGTCAGATATTTTAAACGGTGGAGACCAATTAAAAACTGATGCCTTGCGTTCCTCTGTGATTATTCAGGTTGGAATTAATATCCTTGATATGCCTGCAAAACAAAACCTTATAGCAGACCAAACAAGGCTTATTGATATTATTCTTACAGCCAAGAAACAAAGCTACAGCGACTTTAGAGGATGGCTTGTTGGCCTTATGGAATCACAACTATCTATGGTTGGGGTGGTACAAACAGATGGCGGATGGCCTGTAACAACGCTGGTGGGCAAAACAAAGACTTTTAATGCGTATGACTATTATGTTGATGCAAACGGGGCTATTCAGGGATAGAAATATTATCTTATTATGATTTTATCAAAACTAAAAAATGTTATCGCGAGTAATCTTGTTCGTGTTGGAACTGAATATACGTCTGCCGGAAATACTTTTAAGGCGGTTATATCAAAAGCCAATGTATCTTACGATAAACCAGGGCATGAATATACCTTCCTTGCGAATTATAATGCTTCTGTTACGGATGGGGCAATTATATCAGGTGAAGGTGACTATTTTGTGCCTACCAACATAGATAAGCCAAATACATCTGGAGGCACAGAGCAATATATCAGGGGCTATTTACAAAAGGCTAATGCTTCTGGCGATATAAGTTCTTATGTTGACGCTGCAAATGCTTCAAAGGACGTATGGGGTGAACCAATAGGCGCAGAAGGGACTGACTATGGCTGGATAATACAAAAGACAGGTATTCATGCTTGTTTTAACAGGCTAGAGATGAGACCGGAAAACGAATCTGATTCAATAGGCCAAATAGAATCTGCAGAGTATATTGTAAATGTTCCTTGGAATATTAATGCAAGCTTTACTCCGATTCCTGAATGCAGATTTACGGATAGGAACGATAAAAAATGGAAGATTTTAGATATTGATAACAAACGGTATATTAACCAAGCTTACGAATTAAGAGTTATAACGGATGATAGATAATAAATGAGATTAACCGTAAACAAAAGAGATACCTTAAAAGCCTTCAGGCATTTAGATGCTTTATTAGCGGCTGTATCGCAACAAGCTTTTGTTGCGGCCAAACAAGCTGGTGATGATTATGTAAATTTAGTTAAGACAGGGATAGGAGCTTCGAGTAAACCATCTTTTATAAGCCAAGAGTGGGAGCCGTTGTCAGAAAGCTGGAAACATCAAAAAGTTGCATATAAAGAAAAGTTTTGGGCAGAAACGCTTGGAATATATAAAGCAACACAAGTTGATATAATTAATAAGACATTGTTATTTATTAATATTTTCGCTGGGATAAAGGCAAGCACAGACTATAATGCGTTTAGGCGTGCGAGGACAACTGAATATGGGTATTTGCCACAAAATAATCCAGGCCGCCTATTGTTTGAGCCAGCTAAAGACCATTTAGCACCAGTTACGGCGGCGGGGAGGAAACTTACGCCTAAACAACGGAAGTATTTTGTACAGGCTTTGCGTATAGCTGTAAAAAAAGCATTCAGGACTTAGACTTATGACTCGTAAATGCACAAAATGTAATTTTGAATCAACAAGTTTATTCGGGAAGAAAAATCGTTGTTGGAAATGCGGCAGCAAGACAACTATATATAGATGCCGCCAACTGAAAGACAAAGATTGCAACAATAATAAATTAAGGAAGCTTGGATAATGAAAGCGGTCACAAGGTCAATATCTAATTATTACTGGAGTTGGAGGAGGTATTTCCAAACTGAACTAGCGTCTTCTTATAGTCTTTATTACAATCCAGTTGGGATGCCAAAGCCAACAGATGTAGATAGCTGGGCAATCTTTCTTACGGGTGATTACAATCCAAGCTTATTCACAAAAGTAAAATCACAAATACATTGCGTGGCGAGAGAAGATGAGGACAGCGATGAGCTGATGGATATAGTAACCGATGTTGTTGGAGTATTAGACAATCCTGATACCGGATTACGCAGCATTGATTTTTACGATAAGCCAACAGCAGTTATAATAGGTAAGATATGGATAGAAGCTTTAAAGATAAGAACTCAGCAGCCGTACGATACTGGGATATCAAGCGTGTTGATAGATATTTATACAAGGGTTAAAACTGGAAGGTCAAACAGGTGAAATTATGCCAGAGCCATTTAAAATAAAATGTAAGTATTGTGGGAATATTTATCTTGCGAATAAAAAGAACAGAACGCATTGCAAAAGGTCTGCTTGTAGGGAGAAAGAAATAGTCTGCCAATTAGAGAAACTCCAAACTACCCTTGATCTGCTATGTAACAACAGGATTGAGGCTAAGATTGAAATTCGCTTGGCTGGCAATGATAAGTTAAGCCATGAGGCCAAAATAGACAGTATAAGCGATCTCAGGGGCGTTGATAATACTCACGATAATAATTACGGAAATGGAGTAGGCATATTAAAACTAATACCATATTTCAGGATATTATTATGGAAGGGGGCAAAAGGAAACTTTATTATTGAAACATATTGGAACGGGGCAATAAACCCAAAAATATTAAACCAAACATTTTCTCCTTTAGCAAATCCATTAATTATAGGGAACAACCTACTAGTCACTGGGAATGAAGGCGAAAAAAGAACACTATGAATAAAAGGAGGTTAATTTATTATGGCTACTACTAAAGATTCACCTAATTTACAACTTGATTTTGTAGAAATTGTATCACCGAGATTGTGGATATCCACAAGCTATAAAAACACTTATGTCGGGAATGCTGCTCCAGTGTTGGCGTTAGATGTATCGAATCCGCTTTCAAACTGGTATGATTGTGGAAGTATTCAGTCAGCAAGAATCCCCGTAACAAAAGAAATGAGGGAACTCAAAAGGGGTATTCCTAAAACATCTCGTAAGTTCTGGGAGACTGACAGAACGGCACAAATAACTTTTAACACAAGCGATTTAAGTCCGTATGTTGAGGCACTTATTATGGGACAGACAATTCGCAACACCTTGTCTGGTAATGCGTGTAAGGTTGGCTCTCTTATGGGTGCTCCACGCCAAAGCATTGGCCTTAGTGCTTCGCCAGCGCCAGGTTTTAGCGAATATGATGTTGTCGTATGTGCTTCACCTACTTCGGCAAGTCTTGAAGATTCGTTTAATCTTGCTGTTGTTGAAAGCTTATCTGCAAGCCTGCTTACTCTTGAAGGCGCTGGATTCCCAATCGCAACGGTAGATGAAGATACCGTTCAGAAAGTTACCAGAACTGCCTTTATAGATAGAATGGGAACAGATACAATCAGGTCTGCAATGCTGTTTTGGGACGACAAGCTGGATAGTTCTGGTAATATAAAAATTCAACATGCTATCTACTTCCCGAAAGTAAGAAATTTCAGCGGTGGCGATCTTGATTTTAAAGATGCTTCTGAGGAATACGAAACGTCAATTACGTTGTCAGCGCAGGCTGTTGAAATGACTTTTGATGATGGTACGCTTGGATATGATTTCTATAAGAAATGGATGCTGAGTTACTAATCTAAATATGCGTTAAACTTTTTTACCCAACTTATTACACAAGGGGGCAACCAGATTATGAAGAATACTAAAACTGTTGAAGTGCCAGCAGACGATATATTTAAAAAGAAAAACTCAGGTGAGAGAAGCACAATATCTGGCAAAAAAGCAGATACTCCTACCGAGAAACCACCCGAAAAAGAGTTCTCAGAAGCTCATACACCAGAGCTATCTCAAGACACATTCCAGATAGACGACAAGACATTCCAAGTCCGCATGTCTAATATCAAAACCCAAAAAATAATGGCCTGTGCTCTCGATGCTATTACTGAAATGATTAAAAAGATTGATTTGATTCCTGTATTTAAAAGCATTCAGGATAAACTCAACAAGGTTTCTGCTGCATCTGATAGCGAAGCTGATGGTAGTGAGTATCTGGACATGGTTGAGCTTATAAGGGATGTTATCGCAAACGGCGGACTCGGCAATATTGTCAGCACCGTATTAGATATTTATGTCGGTGTTATATATGCGATATGCAATGCACAGGATAAGTCAGTAAGCAGAGATTGGATTGAAGAAAATATTTCTTTTTATGATGCTCAAAAAATATTCTTTGCACAAATGGAAAAAGACCGTATTGGAGGGCGTGTTATAGATTTTTTGCACATGCTCACCCGTCAGATAATAAGCTAAAAAAAGGCGAGGGATTAGTATTACCTGACTATCTGCAAGAGTTTTCTATAGTAGATAGTGCTGCTGAAGCCTTAAAGATGAGTACGGGTGAGGTTGAGGATAAATTTACGTTGGCTCAACTTATTATAATGAGCACTATTCAAAACATACAGTTTGAGCATGAAAAGAATAATATGGGCGGTAGCAAGCATATAAAAAACAAGGCTTCAACGCCGGAAGAACAAAATAAAAGGGCTTGGAAATATCTATGATACCAAAAGATTACACAGATAGAGTAGATAAGGCATATGCTGAGTGTAGGAATAAAAAGCTCTCAAGGTTTTCAGACGAATGGGATTCTTTTTCGAGAGTTATAAATAAAGAAAGGCTTGAGTTCGTTAAAGGGCTTGATGATGAAAACGAAAAAGACGAATCTCTTTTAAGTCAATGCTTGGCTTACTGGTTTAATCGGTCAGAGATGCTCGATTTACATTTAAAGAATAAGTTAGTTTGCAAATCAAAGATAAAGAAACTTGTCAAGCAAGGCAGTAAAATAAAAAAGAATATTTTGGATGGCACTGTTGATACCGTGCTTGGAACGAAAGGTATTGTGGAGCTTTTTGCGAAACACCACCGAACTAAAGGTAACTAAGGTTTTAATATAATGGCTATAACAACAGCATCAGATAGTATTGGCCTTGATTATAGGATAAATTTAGCACAGCTTTCAGCTACTATTGAAAAAGCTAAAGCACAGGTAGATGGTTTAAACAGAAGTTTAGCTGCTATGTCTAAAAAATCATCTGCGACTATTGCTGCTTTTAACGCTAAGATGATGTCCTCGAAAGAAAAGTTTACTGCGAAATCAAATACCAAGATGTTAGCAGCCCATAATAAAAATATAGCTGCTCAGGGAAAAGCATCAAGAGCAGCCAATAAGCAATTTGAGAAAGACTATAATGCCAGAGTAAAAGCGCAAAAAGTAAGAACAAAAGAAATGCTTGCTGACCAGAAAAAGATTACAGCAGCAAACGCAAAAACCTCAGCCTTCAATAAAAAAGTTGCTGAAGATAAAATAAAAGTTGGAACAGCGGCAAACTCAAGATTAGTTTCAGACCAAAAAAAATCAGCCTCAGAACAGCAGAAAATAGCTAAAGCTGGCAATGAACAATTTAATAAAGGCTATGCTAGTAGAGTAAAAAGCAGTAAACAAGCAACCACTAAAATGCTTGCAGACTCTAAAAAAGCCACAGCATCAAGAGCCAAGGCTATGACAGATTTTAAAGAAACGTACACAAAGGCTATGTATCCGTCTAAAGAACTTAAAAAGATGGGCGTTACCGCTGGTACAACAACAGCCCAATTCCATAAGATGAATCTCAAAGTTGCTGACCATGCCAAAATAGCAAAGCTAACTCGCCAGCAAGTAAAAGAGTTAAGTACTTCAATGGCAAGTAGTGGCAAGGCTACGGAGAAACAAGCACACCAGTTTAATAGACTCAGTAAACGGCTTGAGCATTCTGAATACCAAGTTAGGAAACAGACCTCTGCAATGGGCGATGCAAGGCGTGCTCAAGAAAGGTGGGGAGCTGGTTTCAAATATATGATGTTGTCTCAGGCTGCTTGGATTGCATCTGGAGCTATAATATTTGGTACGATACAAGGATTAGCACAAGGGCTTCGTGACTTTCTAAGTTTTAATCAGGGCTTAGTTGATGCCGCTGCTATAACACAGGCAACTGCATCTGGGTACGAGAGGCTTGAAAAAGCGGCTATGAGCGCCTTTAAATCTTCTACAATGGGGGCAAAAGAAGCTACAGACGCATTACAGATACTTGGTCAGGCTGGTATGGATGCTGCTGATGCGGCCATAGCTCTCGAAACTGTTTATAAGGTTACAACTGCTACTGGCGGTAGCACAACCGAAGTCGTTAAATTTCTTACTACTGCAATTAACGTATGGAAGCTGTCTGCTGAAGATGCTGCTAAAGTAGGTAATATACTCGGTGCGGCATTGAACTATTCTAAATTGGAGGTTGATGATTTAGGCACAACTTTTAATTATGTAGCTTCGATAGCGCACAAAGTTAGTATGTCGATAGAAGAACTTGCCGCTACAATGGCTGTGATGGCTAATGCTGGGATTAGAGCCTCTACGATTGGTACTGGGTTGAGGGGTGTAATTAGCAAACTGATTGAGCCTACGCCGAAATTAAGAAAGGAATTGAAAGCGGTTGAGATTAAGTTTGAGGATGTAAGCCTTGCAAGTCATACTTTATTTGAGTCTTTAGAGACCTTAGCAAAGGGAGGCTTTGACCTCCAGAATATCTTTGCTGGTTTACGCCGTAGAGAGGCAGCAGCATTGGTTGTTATGTTAGACCAAGGCGTTGATGCTTTCAACATGATGGCAGAGGCTTTAAAAGATACTACTGCTATTGAAGTAATGTTTGAACGGTCAATGATGGGTATGCAAAATCAGTTAATATTAACAGGGCATCAAATCCAAGCAGTTCTTATAGATAGTTTAAAGGCTTCCAAGCCTATTATTATTGGGGTAGCTAAAGCTATTCAAGCATTAGTAGCTGCGTTAAGAGACCTTTCACCGCTGTTAATAGGAATAAGCATAACTTTAGCTATTGTAAAAGTGCGTATGATGCTTACTGCTGCTGCTGCTGTTAAAGCTGCTGCTGCTGCTGCTAAAGTAGCTGTTGGATTTACTGCTGCTCAAGTTGCGGCTACTAATGCTACCGTAGCTACTGGTGCTTTTAACACAGCGTTGATGTTCTTAAAATCTCATTGGATAATCACCGGAATAACATTATTAATTGGTGGTTATATGGCTCTAAAAGCAGCTACAGATGCTGCTACTGACTCAATAGAAGAACTTGCAAGTAAGAGCAACCAAAGGGTTGACGATATAAGAAAGCTTCAAGTGTTAATGCTTGATTCAAATAGAACAGATGCAGAGAAAGTACTGATATTAGCTGATTATGCAAAAAAAGAAAAAGCATTGATACCATTATTAGATGATAAAAATATTTCTTTGAAGAAAACATTAAAAATAACAAAAGCCATTATTAAAGAAGAGAAAGATGCAATAGAGACTGCACAAAGGCAGCAGCTTGAACAATTAAAATTGCGGTTAGAAATCCAAAAAACTGAACAAGCTGCATTTGAAGCAAGAGAAAAAACATTCGCAGGAAAACTTGGCAAATTTCTTGGTGTTAAAAGAATTATAGACCCAAAACTTTTAGAAGATATAAAACTTTTAGAAGCAGTGCTTAACCCAGAAAGTTATAAAGTTACTGGTGAAATATTACCTTATAAGATGTCTTCTGACGCTACTGAAGAACTTGAAAAATTGAGATACGACCAAGCGTCTGCTGCTGAGCAAGCACGTAAAGATTTTATTAAAAATTTATCAGTTTTTAAGCTAACCGAAACAAATAAAACTAAAGTGTTAGAGAAAGCATTAAAAGATAGAGATGCTACTGAAAAAAAATATAAAACTGCAAAAGGCATATTAAAAGGCATTGAGGACAAAAAGGGTATTGGAAGCGAAGAATATGGTAAGCAAGAAACAATAACAAACGGATTAAAGATAATATGGGACAGAAGAAAGAGAAATTATTCTGATTTGGCTGAGGGAATAACACGTATTACCAAAAAATATACTGACGAAGTATTAAAGATTGAAAAAGATGCCGCTGAAAAAATAGAAGATATAAAAACTAAAGCATTTAAAAAATTACAGGACAGTGTTGATGAAAGAGAAAAGTTAGAAGCAGATGTTAAGAAAAACGCAAATAAAGTTAAAGATGAACTTTCAAAAGTTAAAGATGATTATGAAAAAACATTATTAGATTCAGAAGAAGACAGTTATGAAAAACGGATAAAAATATGGGAGAAAGAAAACACTGACCGTAGAGAAAAATATGCTAAACTTTTAAAATTTGCAAAAGATTATTACGATGCCAGAGAATATCTTGCTAAGACAAGCCCTTTTTTTAAAGCAGAATTAGAGGGGTTTGCTGCTTCAATAATAGCAATACAAGCTGCGATTACCAACTTAGGTATTGTCGAAGCCGCAACTAAGCCAAAACCAGATGAAGCGGACTCCCCTAAAGGGATGGCAGATGGTATTGCTGAAGGGCTAAAGGAAGCTTCAGAAGAATTTAAAGACGAATTTACAACATGGAAAGACCTTACTAAAGAAACAGCCAATACAATGAAAGATACCATGTCGGATGTATTTTTTGATTCGATGATGGGTGAACTTAAAACGGCTGGAGACTACTGGAGAGCTTTTACAACTTCAGTAAAGCGTATGATTGCTGATATGGCTGCTAAGTGGGTTATGTTTCAAGCATTTAAGGGTGCAGCAAAAAGTGTAGATTGGCTTGGAACTGTTCTTTCAGTAGGAGCTGCGGGTGCAGGAGGAGCGGGAGGCGGTACTTCTGGCATAGAAGGCGTAGGAGATTTCCCAACAGGTGGCGGAGTCGCTATGGCTCATTCAGGCGGTCTTATCAAAAAAATGCACGATGGTGGCTTAGCCTCCGATGAAACAATGCGTGTTTTGAAAAACGATGAATATGTAATCAAAGACAGTTCAACAAGAAGTATTGGGGTTGCAGCGCTTAATTATGCAAACAGCACAGGCAGATTACCGCAGGCACAGCCACAACAGATTATACACAAAACTTATAATTATGTTTACGCAATTGATAGCGAAAGCATGGATTTGGCATTAAGAAAGCGTGGTGCAGGGGCAATAAGCGATATAAGCCTTAATGCCAACGCCTATGGTAGGGCAAGAAGAGACCCAAGAGCAGGGAGATAATATAATAATATGACTACTTTTTTTCCGTTTATACAACCTGATATATGTATTAGGAATCCTATAAGAACTACTGCGAGAAACGCACTTGGGCAAAATGTAATGTCAACACGAAAGAAATATAATGTTTACCATACAATGACTTATGGCTTTGATTTTCTTTCTGCGAGGCAATACAGGATTATAAATAACCATTTCAGAAGTGTGAACGGTGGAGTTACCAGCTTTTATGTTGTAGATTGGAGTAATCCAAGACCTATAAGTGCTATATCCGGTTTACATGTTACCGTTAATAATGTTCAGGATTTTTCAGTTAACTCAGGGGACGGTGGGAATAATATTATCCTATGGCAAAATAGTGGGGATTATGGGGATGATTCAACCATATCAGGGCTTGTTATAACCGATGCTGCTAAATCTTGGACAGTAAACGAATGGCAGAACCATCAAGTAATGGATAGCGTTGGCACAGAATATAATGTAAGCGTAAACACATCTAACACGCTTTCAGTAACTTCTGGAACTCCGGTTTCAGGAGCTTATGATATTTACCAGTACGTACATACTACTATCGCATCTATTGACACTGATTTGCGGAGATTCACACTTGCTGACAGCCCTGTTATGACTTACAGCACCCCTTGGGAGAAGTTTGTTCTTCCGGTTTATCAATGCCGTTATTCTGGTGATGAAATTGGTTTAGAACCCACTGGTGATTTTAATAAGGAATCTAATGATAATTACGGGCCATATTATACTGGTCAAATTGAGTTTACTCAAAAGGGAACTGGTATCTAATGAGTAGAGATTACAACGCATCTTTAAGATTCAGGGCTTTAGAATTAGAAAGTGCAGGCATGCGTGGCTTGTATGAAGTCCAAGTTCAGGCGAGTCCAGAACTGTACGAATATTGGACAGATTTTAACGCAACCGTATCGTATTTCAAACCAAATACCGATACTGCTCAAGATTATACTCCTGCTCCTATGGCATTCGGGGCTTTAGAAACTGACGATGGTACAAAAGTTCCGGCTGCTCAGATTAATATGGGAGCTGTTGACCAGACTATTGTATCGTATATCGAAACTCAAGACGCTCTAAGGCGCAATAGTGTAAAATATATAATGGTGGCAGCAGATGAACTTACCAATGCCTCAGCCTGTTTTGTAAACACTTTTTATATCGATGGGTGCTCTATTGACCACAGCGAAGAAATAGCCATGTTTGAGCTTACTTCAAAGGGTGCTGTAGCTAATGTAACTGTTCCGTTAAGACGCATGAGGCGTGACCAATGCCAATACAAATATAAAAATGCAAGCACATGCCAGTATGTTGGGGCAGAAGCTACTTGCAGGCATACAAAGGATGCTTGCGCTTCTAGAAACAATGTTATTAATTTTGGGGGGTTCCCTGGGATTGGTACTAAAAAAGTGAGGTTTTAATGAGAATTATTGATACAGTTAAATATCTTGGTATTCCATACAAACACGGTGGCGATGACAAAGATGTTGGTGTAAATTGTTACGGGCTTGCAAAGTTATTTTACAGACAAGAATTTAATATTGAGCTTTACGATTACAGATATGATGAAAATTGGGATAAGCAAGGGTTTAATTATATTCAAGATAAATATCGCAAACAATGGCAGAGAATTGAAAAGCCAGAACCATATTGTGGAGTTGGATTCAGGTTGCCAGGCCATTCTATTGAACATCATCTTGGAATCGTATTGCATGATTTAAACAATTTTTTGCATAGCCCTTTAAACCACGAATCTCGTATTGAAAGCCTGCACCACGAAACATGGGCAAAGGCTATAACAGGATATTATAGACACAATGACATCTAAAGTTACTATATATAAATCGCTTTTAACGGATGAAGTTCTCTTAGAAACATCTACTTCTGCGAAAACTATTAGCAAAGTTTTGTTCTCTATAAAAGAATTGCAGGGCGAATATGTTATTGTTTTTGTAAATGACATAATGGTTTTGCCAAACGATTGGTATATATATAAATTAGAACAATTTGATGATATTCGTGTAATCCCAGACCCAAACAAAGGGTCTATCGGTATTATTTCTGCTGCTGTTACGTTTGTTGCTGTCACTATATTAACGATGAACCCTGTGCTTGGGTTTAAAATGGCTGCGATAGCATACGCTCTTGGTAGCATGGCTGACCAACTGTTATTCCCTCCTACTATGCCTACGCTACCTGGTCTTGGAGACAGTTCCAGCGCAGACCCTTCTTATGGATGGGATGGAGCAAGGATTGTTACTCAACCTGACGGCCCTGTATCTGTTCTGTACGGGGAGTATTTAATCTCCGGCACTTTGATAATGCAGTACAGCAGTTCTGACGGTGACAAAAACTATCTGCATTTGCTTTTAAATCTCGGAGAAGGCGAAATTGAAGGTATAATGAAATCCGATGAATCAGGTGTTTGCACTTCCACATCTGACACCCCTTATATCGAAATAAATGGGCAGGCTTATACAAGCTATACCGGATGCACATGGGATTACAGGCTCGGAACTTATAACCAGACTGTAATAGATGGATTCCACAATACCAATACACTTTATACTGACGGGAGGAAAATAGTAAAGGGCACGCCAGTAACGTACACAACCACTGGTATAGGCATAGAAGGGTTTGAAGCGCAGTTAACTTGTCCGACACTATTTGCACAAGACGACCAAGGGAATATAAACGCAAACAGCGTTACTTATAAGCTTGAATACCAAGTCGTTGGAGCAGGAAGCTGGGCTGATGGTGGCACTCACACGATTACGAATACATCTAAAACCACTACTTATGAGTACCGAACAATCTCAAATTTAACTGCCGGACAATACAATATAAAAATAACTCGTACTACCCCTGAATATACATCTTTTAAAAAGGGTGGAGATTTATATTTATCAGGCGTTAACGAAACTGTTTATGAAAATATTGCTTACAGAAATAGTGCATTATTAGCTTTAAAAATTCAGGCAACAGACCAGCTATCAGGTTCAATCCCAAATATAACAGTGCTTACTCGTGGTAAAAAAGTATTGGTTCCAGACCTTCAAATATCCTCAGTTACACAAACTTATGATGACTGTTATTGGGATGATACCGCAAGCACATATAAGCTTATTGTTGGCGATATAACTTGCACTGATACTGGTAATTATGTACGCCAATGGAGCCGCCATCCAATATGGTGTTCTCGTGATTTCCTAACCAATAGCAGGTATGGCCTTGGAGAGTATATCGGAGCTTCGGATTTCGATACTACTGCGGCTGTAATCGAAGCAAGGTATAGCTGGGAGATGGTAACTGATTTTGATAGCGGAACTGAGCACAGGTTTGAGATGGATTTGCCTATATCCAGATTTATGAGTGCGCCTTCTGCCAAACAAATGCTATCAAGATGTTTTAGAGGGAATGTTATATGGAGCAATGGTAAATATAAACCAGTAATAGATAGAGCAAGAACATCTATACAGCTTTTTAATGAAAGCAATATTTATCCAGAAACGCTGAAGACAACTTATTTGAAAGCAAGCGAGATACCTAACTTTGTTGAAGTCCAACATGCCGATCCTGATAGAAGCTACACTATCAATACTATAGAGGTTGTCGATGAAGATGAATGGACATCCACTAAACCGTTAAGGCAACAAACTATAAATGCAATAGGGACTGTAAGAGCATCAGAAGCGTTAAGAACAGGCCGTTACTATTTAAGCTGTGGGCAGGAAGTTACAAAAGTCCACGAATTTGATTGCGATTTAGACGCAGTTAATTGCGAACCAGGCGATCAAGTACAAGTCCAGAACGATTTACTTGCTTGGGGCGTTGGTGGCAGAGTTATAGAGGCTACCAGTTCTTCTGTAACAACCAATATTGATATTACCTATACCGCAGCTTATACTATTCGTGTAAGATTATCTGACGGTACGCTGGAAACTAAAACGGTTACATCTGTTTCAAATAATAACCGAACAATAAATATCTCAGGAACTTTCACTTCTACGCCTATTGTAGATTCAGTATTCTCCTATGGCGCAACAGGTGTTGACAGTAAGCCTTTTAAAGTCAAGACAATGACATTAAAAGACCACAATAAATGCAGCCTGATATTAGCAGAAGAAAGCGCAAACAAATATTTAGACACTACGGGCGTATCTTTACCCGACCCAAAATATACAACACTTCCGAATCCAGCTGCTTCACCTGATAATGTAACTGATTTAGATTTATCTGAGATGTCAAATAAACCTGGTTTTTATATCTCTTTTAATATTCCGCAAGCAGACACAGCGTTCAGTTATGCCGATGTACATTTAAGTATGGATAACGAAAAGTGGTGGCCGTATCAAACTGGAATTACAGTAAACAGTAATATAGAAGTTCTTGGTACAAAACCTGGCCAAATATATTATGTGAAAGTGATAGCATATAACAGGCTTGGCTTGGCTAATCTTTCTCCGGTTACCGATAATATTACTATTACCGATGTGAATTTTATACCGCCTGATATAAACGGGTTAAGATTGGATGGAGAAGCAACGCTTAATGCAACGGTGTTTACTAAAAAAGATGCTAAGTTCGTATGGCGAAAAGGTAGCTTAACTTCAGGGGCAGGGCATTTACCAGCAGGGCAAGAAACTCTTGGAGCTGGAGAATGGTATGATGATGTTTATTATAAATATTGGGTTGGGATATATGTTGGCGGTACACAGGTTCGCAAAGAGATTGTCGCTGATAATGCCTATGTGTATACTTTTGAAAAGAATTTGGCTGATAATGGGACTGCCTCAAACTCGTTCACTATAAAAGTATGGGGCTTTAATGAAGCCGCAAATAAGAAATCAAAGAATCCAGCTACGCTGGCAGTAACAAATCCTCCTCCAGCGGCTCCAACAGGCTTGGTAGCAAATTCGTGGTGGGAAGCAATAAAATTCTGGTGGGATAGAAATACAGAAATTGATTTTTCTTATTATTATTATCGAATAAAGATTGAATCTGATGCGTGGTCTTCTTGGGTTTCGACTACCGATAATAATGTATTCAGAAACCTTACAGATGCAGAGCAGGCAGCACATGGGTCACGAGCTGTTATCTATTTTGAGATTGTAGCATACGATACCTTCAGAAGTGCCTCTACCACAAATTCCATAGATAATACAACGGCTGGCTTAGAGATTGCAACCTCGGATATAGAGGATTTTGCTGTAAACGCCGCTAAACTTAATGCCAATACGATTTTTGTGGATAATGATACTTGGACTGACAGTTCTCCAACGGCTGGCTCAGTTGCCTGGAATGAACATAATGTTTATTACGGTGGGGTTGCTTATACCATCTCTTCTGGAGATACGGCTTTAAAATATATTTATTGGGTGAATGGAAATAGCTTCTACACTATATCAGATACAAACCCAACTTTAGGTGTTGGCGATTTTATGATAGCCACCAACATTAGCGGAGTCCACGATGTTGCTTGGAATGCTTTGGCGGCTCAGGTTATTAGTGAAACCTATATTCAAAACGAAGCAATTAGTTATCTTAGTTTAGCAGACCAGGCGGTTATAACTGCTAAGATAGCCGATTTGGCGGTCTCAACTGGCAAGATAGCTAATCTATCGGTGGATGCTGGCAAGATAGTTGATAAGGCAGTACAAACTGCTAAATTAGATGATTTGGCGGTAAATGCTGGCAAGATAGCTGGAGAGGCTGTAGAGACGGCTAAAATAAAGTTATTGGCTGTAACAGAAGCTCAAATAGGAGCTTTAGCCGTGACAACTGCCAAAATAAATAACTTGGCTGTGGATGCTGCTAAGATAGGTGCATTAGCAGTTACCAATGCTAAGATAGATAATCTGGCTGTGACGGTTGGTAAGATAGGCGCATTAGCAGTGACAACTGCCAAGATAGACGCTTTGGCCGTGACAGCGGCCAAGATAGGTGCGTTAGCCGTGACAACTGCCAAAATAAATAACTTGGCTGTTCAGACAGCACATATTGAGAATTTGGCAGTTCAGACAGCAAAAATTAACGATCTTGCAGTAACTACAGGCAAAATCAATAGCCTGTCAGTTACCAATGCAAAGATAGGGCCGTTGGCAATAAGTGATGATAAGATAGCTAGCTTATCTGTTACGGAAGCCAAAATTGCAGCTTTGGCTATTTCAGAAGGCAAGCTTGCAGCCCTTTCTGTTAGTACGGCTAAAATACAAGCTCTGGCTGTTACTAGTGCTCAGATAAAAGACTTAGCCGTTACCGATGCAAAAATAAAGAGTTTGGCAGCTAGTAAAATATCAACTACAAGCTTATCTGCTATCAGCGCAAACCTTGGAACGGTCACGGCGGGGGTAGCGCAATCCTCTGACGGTAAGTTGAAAATAGATTTCACAAACAAGTGGCTCAAGGTTTACGATGCTGCGGCAACTCCAGTTTTACGGGTGCATTTAGGATATATAGCGTAATGGCTGACTACGGATTAAAAATATTTGATAGTGATGGAAATGTTACCTTGGACGTTTCGGATAAAATAACAAGATTACGATATAGTAATTCTGTT